CCTTGCGGGCCGTAGAGGTTGGAGTTCGCCAGCTCGGTGAAGGGGTCGATGCGCTCGGCCTCGGCCATCAGCCCCCCCAGCTCGACGCGCCCGTGACCGAGACCGGACCCACGTCAGGAATTGGCTTTCGTCCCAGCATCAGATCGGTCATCGCCCACACCAGCGCGTCGAGTCTATCCGGCGATGCGGCGTCCTCGGGGGTCCAGCTCGTGAGTTGCGATTCAAGCTCGGGGAAGGTGCCGACGTGGTGGATGCGGCCCTGCTCGTAGAGGGCGGCCACCGGCTCGGCCCGGGTGTGCTTGCCCTTCGAGGCCCACACCAGACTGACGGGCACGTTCGGGTCCACGGTGCGGATCGTCGCCTCGACCATCTCGCCGCCGTTGTTGCGCTCGGCCACGATCCGGTCGGCGTCAAACTCACGATATGCCGTCACCGCGCGCTCGGCCCAGCCCAGCGGTGAGCGCCGAGCCGAGCGGTCGGCCAGGACGTAGCCCTCGCGGTCCTCGACCCCGGCCACCACGATCCCGGTCTCATCGCCCGCCTCGGTGGCGGAAGGATCGACGGCCACCACCACCCGGCGCAGCTCGGGCGCCTCCTCGATCCGGTGGATCATCCCCCACACCCAGAGCGCCCCCTCGACGTCATCGAGCGCCTCGCCCTCCAGTTCCTGACGCCCCAGCCGGGTGCCGCCATAACGGTCGAGGAGGTGGTCGAGCATCTGCGGCGAGAGGTTCGCGGCGTTGTCCTCGGTGCGCATCCGGGTCACCGGGACTGCATCGTCATCGAGCAGGCGCTTGGGGATGCCCACGCGGCCCTTAGGCGTTCCTGTGGCGATGATCCTCGCCGGGGCCTTGCGCACCGCGAAGGCGATTGACTCGTCCCAGGCGCGCTCCCAGAGCCTCCACAGGCCCACTTCATCGGCCCACACGCCGCGGAGGTTCTTGCCCTGGATGCGCAGCGCGCCGTCGTCACCGCCGTCGATGTGGATGCGCTCGCCGTTGGCAACCCGCAGCTCGCCGAGCGAGCGGTTCCAGGTCTCCACCGTGCCGCCGAGGACGTCGAGCATCCCCGAGCCTGGCCCCTCGACGCAGGTGTCGCGGGCGTCGCCGTAGGTCGGGGCGATGATCGCCCACTCGCCGGGGCCGTCGGGCTGGTCGCCCAGCACCCATGCCGCGAGCTGCTCGGCGCCGGTTCGGGTCTTGCCCGAGCCTCGACCACCCCGGACGTACCAGGCGCGCCAGTCGCCGTCGGGCGAGAGCTGCTCGGGTCGAGCCGTCCGCCGCCACTCAGCGGCGTGGAGCCTAGCTACTAGACGCAGTTGATCCGACAGGGTCCAGCTTCGCCAGGAGGGCGTCGATCTCTTTCTCGACGTCGCCTTTGATCTCGATCTGGCCGCCATGTTCCACCTTCACGTTGTCGCGGTAGGTCGTCGGGCGCCGAGACTTCAGCAAGAAGATCAACAGCACGTCAGATCCTTTGGTGGCCCGGCGCACGGCCTCGGTCTCCAGCAGCTCGGTCGAGCGTTCCTCGACGTCGGCCCAGGCCAGGGCGAAGTCCTCGTTGCGCTGGCGCTCGTCGTAGACGTTCGCCTTCGAGACCTTCGCCATCCGACAAGCCTCGGTGACCATCCCGCAGGTCTCAAAAGCCTTCAGAAATCCCGGGCGCCAGTCGCGCCTTTTTTTAGGGGTCCGCTTGGTCCGCTTCTTCGTCGAGGTCGCCATAGGCAGATCCTAGCGGGCGGCAGGTACGTCAACCCAGGTCGTGGCGTCCTGGTGCGCGGCAGCGTCCCTGCGTGCCCCCGTCGCCGCTGGACGCCATGCCCCACGCCAGCCGCAGCCACACGTCCCTCGGTATTCCCAGGGCCTTAGAACGGCTAAAAAGCCGTAGCGTCTGCGGGTCTCGACCGGGCACTCAGTCACCGCGACGGCCTCGCACCCGATCCCACCCGCGCTGCCACCAGGCCCCGCAGGCGAAGCACACCAGACCTCCGGCCCCAACCAAGACGTAGCCGATGAGCTGCACCGTACTCACGCGAGGACGCGCCGATCATCCATCAGGCCAGTCCTCCCCCATCTCATGGGCCGGGTTCTTCATTCGGCGGAGGATGTTGAGCTGGTGATCCAGGCCATCGCCGACCGCGTCGATGATGTCGCCCCGACCCGGGCCTTGCCAGTCGCAGGTGAGGCAGATCGCACAATGGCGTCGAGGGCGTAGAAAGGCGGTGAAGCCTCGGCGGTCCTCCCGCGTCAGCCCCCAGCTACATCCCCCGTCGGCAGAGTTGTCGATAAGTAGTGGATAGTCGTGCATCAGCCCGGATTCGGAGCAGACCATGATTCCCTCACTCACCGGCAGTAACTAATTCCAACTCTGCCTGCTCGCGCTTATCCCCAGCGGTCGCCATGTTCTTGAGGGCTTGGCGGTAGTAGCTTCGCTTCAACTCCACACCCACACCACGACGATCGCTCTTTACCGCAGCGTAGACCTCCGATCCCACACCCATGAACGGGGTCAGCACCGTCTCGCCTGGGTTCGACCACAGGACTAGGCAACGGTCGATCACGTCGAGCTGGAGTGGGTGGACGTGCTTCTCGTCCTCCTCGTCGCGGGCTTCGCGGAATGGCAACACGCGGTCGAGGCGCACGTCATCCCAGAACGACGAGGCGTATTGCCGCCACACCCAATGGGAATAGCGATTCTCGATCTGCTTCCCATCGTGCCCGCGCCACTTCAGTAACTCAGCCGGTGGGTTACGTTCTCCCGCGTATTCGGTCAGACCAACGGGATGCTCGACGGGCACCAGGTTCTCGCCTTTGCGCCGGAAACAGAGCAGGTAGTCCGCAGAGGCGACCGAGCAGCGCGTCGCATCGTCCACGATGGTCTTATGGGCGAGGGCTTTGGTCATCGTCCGGTTGCGCACCGTCAGCGGTTCCTTCCAGACGTGATAGCGAGCCACATAGTCAAAGTCGTGCTCACGATGCGCCCGGATAATATCGCCGGGGAAGTCCGTCAGCGCATCGCCCTTGCCCGTATTCGAGAGCGGCACGTCCATGCAATGCACCGCCGTAATGCGCCCGGGCATTGTCAGACGTGCCAACTCACCGATCACATATCCGTAGTGCTCGAAGAACTCCTCGTAGTTGCGGCTGTTGGATAGGTCGCGCTCTGATGATGAGTATTGGTAGAGACCGGCGAACGGCGGCGAGTAGACCGATAGGTGCAGCGACTCATCGGGCAGCGTCGGCATGACCTCCAGACAATCGCCGAGATAGATCGCGTAGCGGTCGTTGACCTCTTGCTCGATTACAGCCATGCGGGCACCTGCTCCTTCTCATCGTAGGTATCGACTCGCCTGATCTCAAGTGCGTCGTTCATGTGAGCGACCAGCGCCTTGAACATTCGGTCAGTCTGGGCCGCCTTGCGTTGCAGATTCTCCAGCGCCCGCGCGCCGCCCTCGGTCGTCACGATGTCAACCAGCACGGGCCGCTCCTGACCGAAGCGCCATGATCGGCGAACGGCTTGGTAATACTGCTCGTAGGAGTGCGAGGGGAAGAAGGTCATGCGGTTGCAATGCTGCCAATTCAGGCCCCACGCCCCGATCTTCGGCTTGGTCACCAGGACTCGAATCTCGCCATGGCTGAACGCGAGCAGGCTTTCCTCTTTCGCCTCTGCGCTGTCCGAACCCTTCACCTGAACCGCGCCGTCGATCAGCTTCGTAAGCAGGTCGCCCTCATCGTTGAGCTGGCACCACGCCACCGCCGAATTAGCGTCAGCGATCAGGCCAGCCGCCCGCTCGCACCGCTCGGGCAGGGTCCGGCGCAATTCTTCGCGTTCCTCACGCAGCCCGATCGCAAGTGTGTCGAATAGCTTGTCCTCGGGAGGCCGGCGCGCCTCGACAACGTGCTGGCGGTGTTCAAGCGCGGGTAGGACAAAACGCTCGTCCTCATCCTCGAAGCCCAGGTCAGAGGGGTGGCGCAGCGCACGCGCCCACGATGAGACCCAGCGCCAGAAGGCTTCCTCGGCGTGGCCCTTGAAGCGCCAGGTCGGACCCTCAAACTGGCGCGGCGCCGCATAGCCGCGCCACCTCCCTTTCGTATCGGCGGTGCGCTGCTTGTTCACGAAGAACCGCCCGAGCATGTCCATATGGCCGAGGTAGCCGAGCGCCTCGCTCGACGTACCCAACTCGATGTAGTCATTGGGCGCCGCCGTCGCGGTACAGAGCAGACGATAGCGAAGCTTGCGCATGAAGTCGGTGACGATCTTGCGGCGCTCCCCGTCGAATGCCTTGATTGCGCTCGATTCATCGCACACCGCACCCGCGAAGTCCTGCGGGTCGAAGTGGTGCAGGCGATCGTAATTCGTGATCGTGATCGACCCCGCCACCGAACCATCGCGAGATACCGCTGCCTCGATGCCAAACTTCTCAGCCTCGCGCTCGGTCTGAAAGCTCACCGCTAGCGGGGTGACAAGCAACACGGACCGGCCGGTGTGGCGGTGGATGTTCTCCGCCCAGACGAGCTGGATCGGGGTCTTGCCCATCCCGCAATCAGCGAAGATCGCCGAGCGTCCCATCCGTACCGCCCACTCGACCAGCGCCGTCTGGAACGGGAACAGGAACTCAGGCAGGTACTCAGGCTCGAAGCCATCCGCAGAGACGAGCTGCGTCCTGCGCTCAAGGAATGCAGCGTAGTCGCCGTTCAGATTCACAGAGCCTCCCTGGCCGCCTTCGCAGCCGCCCTCCGTCTTAGGTCGGTGTTCTCGATCCAGGCCAAGGCCACCGCGGCGACCTGGATCAGCTCGGCGCGCAGCTCGCCGGGCAGGCGCTGGTGGATCGCCCGGGCCACCTCACCGACCTCCTCGACCAGGATCGTCAGACGCTCGTCATCGCTCAGCTCATCGTCGGCACAGGTGAACTCGAAGCGGCCCTCCAGCTTCATTACGTCCTGGGCCTCGCGCGCACCGCGAACGGCGTGCAGGGCTTTGGTCGTCGGGATCACTTCGCGCAGCCCTTACAGACCAGCCGACCCTCACGATCAGACTCGATGCCCTCTCGCGTCTCGCAGCGAGCGCATAGATGCTCGTCACCGCGCGAGGACTGGACCGGATACCTGCCACCGATCCGCCGTACTTCGAGTAGCAAGGAGCTGTAGGTGAGGCGCCGTGGCCCTTCCATCGTCGTCATGCAGGTCCTCCGTTTCGGTGGTGTATCGCATCTATTTCAAGTTCCTTGCGGGCCTCATGGCCCAGGTTCGCGAATCGCTCGATGGCCTCTCCCGAGCCGCAGCAGATGCCCATGCGATCGTGGCGCTGGCCCGTGGTCCCAGTCCGGGTTCGCTGGCCCTGGACCACATAGCGAAAAGCGCCGATGCCGTCGATCGCCAGCTCCAAATCCTCCCAGCTATAGCCTTCCCGCAGCCGGGCCAGGACGAGGTCGAAGCGGTCGGCAGAGTTCGCATTACTGCGGGGATGGTCGGTGTGGCGCTTCCAACGCTCGATCACCTCGATCACCTTCTGGCGCTCGGGGTAGTCCTCGCGCTCGCGCGCACGATCACGCTCCAGCTTCTTCACTCGACGCAGCAGGCGGCGGTTCTCGGCCTCCAGGTTGGCGACGTCCTCCACGTCTACATCACGGCACCGAGGACAATCGGGTTCTACAAGCTCCCCGGTGTGGGTGTCGATAAGTCGCAGGGTTGCAGAGTCGGTCATCGCTCTCCTTCGCGGTTCTCCAATGCCCCCCGCCCCGTTTTCCCCGTCATGTTTTGTACGTCCAGCCGACGTCGCTGGCCCATAGTGCGCGATGCCCCGCTGCGGGCGAGCATGGTAAGACGGAGCCGTTCGGGCATCTTCTCGTCTATGCGTCGGGGCGCTGCGCGCTGCCCGACTCCACGGCCCGAGGTCGCCCTCGGGTCTCGTTGCGCTTCGCCCTGCGCGGCCCCGTTGCGGGGCGGCGTGACATCGCGCGACGCTGCACAAAAAAACCCCCACCCGGTTCGACGCTGGCGACTGGCTTCGCGGCCCAAAAGCCAGCGCCGAACCCGGCGGGGGTTGAGATCTTCGAGGGGCCGCGAAGCACGGGCGCATCATAATCACGTCAACCGGACGGTGTCAACTCGCCTTCTTCTTCGGGATGAGGGTTGCGTCCCACCTGGCCCGGCCCCGCCGACCTCGCAGCGCGTTGCAGCGCGTGCAATAGGTCGGCGGGTCGCCCCGGGCGATCGGGATGTGCCAGGTGTGATTTGTCTTACCCTGTTGGGCTGGGCCGATCCCGCGAGGCGGTCGGGTCATTGGACGAAGTGCCGCTCGATGATCGGCTCTAGCTTGAATTCGGCGGCGAACTCCTCGACGGTCCGCGGCAGATCCTGGCGCCGCAGCGGCGGGCGCAGCAGCTTGCGGTCCTTCAGCATGTGATGCCACTCGCAAAGCCACCAGCCGTTGCGGGCGTCGGCCACCATCTCGTCGCGATCGCCCTCGGCCCAGCGCATCCATTGGACCTTCAGGACGTGGTCAGCTTGGAGTCGCCCATCGCAAGACCCCCGGCCGATCAGCCCGCAGCATTGTGGGACGGTCAGCTCTAGGTCGCGCCGATGCCGCTGCTTCGCGCTGAGCTTAGCTGGCATCGTTCACCACCCCCTCGCCCGAGGGCAGCCTCAACAGGGCATCGACGACCGCGTCGATCTCGCGCCGGGTCAGATCGCCGAGCGCCCTATTGGGGCCGACGTGTGACCGCCGCAACGCCCGCTCGGCCTTCATCGGACCCAGCCCGCGCCGGGTCGTCAGCACGTCCACCATCTTCATCGAGTCGATGCACGGTGGCGGGTCATACAGCACGCGGTGCAAAGACGTTCGGCCCTCGCGCAGCTCCGCCTTCAGCAGGCGGCGTGCGCTGCGCACCCGGTTCGCCTTCTCCAGGGCCTCGGTTCGTTGGGCTTCTCGATTCATCGGTTGGCCTCCTCGGGGTGGACATAGTTCTCCATCCGCAAGCTCTCGCGGTGAGCCGAAAGGATCGACTGGGCATTCGACGACCGTCGCTCGATGGTGGTGAAGTGGATGCGGTGCCGCTCGACCGTGCCGATCAGCTCCTCGATCCGCTCGGATAGCCCAGGCGAGACCTGCTCGACCGCGGCGTGAGCGGTGGCGGTGCGCTCGTCAGCGTTGGTGCCCGAGGTGCCCCGCATCGCCTCCTTGTAGAGGCGGTCATAGAGGGCCTTCGTCGCCTTCAGCTCGCCACCAGCCCGTGACCACTCATGGCCGAACTCGGCGACCTCGCGGTTGCAGGCCCCCAGCTCGACGATGCAGCCGCCGACGCTATCTAGGGCCGCGTCATCCATTGGCCCGCGCCGCCTTGCGCGCATCGCGGCCGATGCGCTTCGAGCTTTGGTAGGTCGCCAGCGCCGTCACGAAGTCGATCTCCTCGGCGACGCACTCGATCTCGTCGTAGGTGCCGCTCGGGTCGAGTCGGAGAATCACCTGTCGCTCCGAGGTGCCGACTCCGCACTCCCGCGCCGCCAGCTCATAGCCGCGGAGCTGCGCGTGGGCAGCGTTGGAGATAAACCCCGAGGTCTTGGCATCCACCAGCCATACCTCATCGTCGATCTTGGCTCGGAGGTCGAAGCGCCCGGCGACGTGGTGGGTCGTCGAGTAGACGACCTGCTCAGCCTCCAGGGCCACCGGGTCGCGATCAT